GTAAGTGTCAATAAGTAATTCCGATTGATTGTTTGTCGCTGACCCCAATGTTGTCGTAGTAACATACAAGGTATCTCTATTGGAATAATCTGTTCCAGTACCATCAGTTCTAACTACAGGATCGTTCATCAAAAACTTGTATCTACTGTACATGGGTGCACTTACTACAGTACCCGCCAATGTTCTTTGTGAAGTTAATGAAGATCCAGCCATACCCATAGCAAAATTATCAGTGTTGATATAATCTCGTTGTATATCGGCGGAATTAGGTGCAGCCAAACCCTCATAAACAGGTGTAGTTCTATCAGCGTATCTTCGAGTGACTATTAAACTACCAACAGGTTCGACACTAATTGGATTAAATAAATAATTATAAGATCCTCTAGATCCTATAAAACATAGAGAAAACCATGTTGTGTAATTCCAAGAAACTATATTATATGGTTCTGAAACAGTAGATATTAACCCCGTCATTGCTTCATTTCCTGCTGGATCATAACCAGGATATTCTGGCGCTCTACCTATAGCTATTCGTTGTGCCAAATAAAGTCTAGCTGTACTATTTTCATCTGTAATATATCTCTTATATTTAGATGTTCTACGCATTAACTGTCGCAATGATACACATCTCTCTCCCATGTAAACTAAATTAATATTAGGATCAGCAGAAGATGGTTTAAGACCAATTTCATGCATATTATCTCCAATATCATATTGCCCACTCTGAGGAGCATAAGGTGAAAAAGTATTTTGTAACTCTAATGGGGCCGCAAATTCTAAATTATCGCAACCCGAGACGAATACTAACACCTTGATATCTGCACTAGCTACTGGACTAGTCTGACTATTCAAAACTCGCATTGTTATATAACCATTGTTATAATTACCACTGGCATATGAGCCAGTTGTAGTAGTACCAAAATTAGTATTATTTGGTACATCAGTAGCAAGATAACCCAAAGCCTGAGTATAAGGAATACATATAGAAACTTCAGTCTCCTCAGTAATATCCACTATGCGTGTGTACGATTCTGTAGTATAATCGCCTGAAGTAGTAATATCACCAATAGGGTCCCAATTAATTCGAACACGGCCTCTATGATACTGTGAACATATAAATTTAAAAGTAAATTTAATGTCCCCACGCCAGTATCTAAAGCACTTACTAACATAACCCATAGGTGTAAACCAGATATTGGATCCTCCTGTTATTGAAACAACCTGTTGCATACAAGGAGTAACAGCACTATAAAATAAACCCGTATCTACAAGATCAGTCGCAGACCACGTAGTTGAATAAATAAATGATTCCCTTTTGCAGAAATCTGAAATAATTAATTCATCGTCAACATCAGCACCCGCAACCCTAGTATCTACAGTTAATTCGTTTTTAGCATCCAAAGTCAATTTTTCAATAGGAGTACCTATATCAGTGGTTGCTATATTAGGAAATGACTTAGGTTTAAATGCATGCACATCATCTATAACTGGTACATTAGTATATCCAAATAAGGCTGCTATGTCCCCAATAGCCCCAGCAGCGTAAGATGTTGCTGTTGCAAAAGGACCTATAATAGGTAAATTACTTAATTGGCCTGCAGCACGGGCTATGGCTGAAGCTGGTTTAGAAATTGTACCCTCATGAGAATATTCATCTTTACCAGATTGTAATGCTAAACTTACCGTAGGTCCCGCCAATTCTAAATCCTCAGTCCAAGCATAAACTTTAATGTTTATAGAATCTGTTGTTAAACCGTTGGCATTATATAATGTTGTTAAAGAATTAAAATCAATTGTGCCCATATTTATTAGATCTGTCACACTAGTCGCATCAATCCAATTTTTAGGATATAAAAAGGGGAGAACCATATCTCCACCCTGACTGTTTTGCGGATATAAGTACAGGTGAGGTCTTTGTGATAATGAAATATTTTCATATCTATTGGCATGAGTTATAATTGCTGGTACAGGATAACTTGTGATAGGAGTATAAGCAACAAGACATGAACCATAATAAAAAGGTGAAGCATTGATCACAAATTTAAGATGTAAATTACATCTAAGTAGGTAATAATTATCTAACTTCTTTTTGATAGATGGATGAATAAAATATTCATACCAAGGATCAAATGTGGAAGTTGCAGCAGATAAATTTGTCCCTATTTGCCAAGATTCTTCAAATATTTGAACAGGTCTTTGTAAAAAAGTGCCTAATTCAACATTCTGAGAATCATCCACTTTAGTATACCTTATATTGTATGGTATTTGAGTTATCACATCCACCTCATTATCTTTAAATCCTACATTTTCTTGCTGTGTGGAATTTTCGTTATCCTTAGCAGTCATATCTATACCAGATTGGGGGCGAAGATTGTTCAAAGTACAATCCACTAAAACTATCTCTTCATCATAACAACAATTGCTGTTAAAAACACATTTTACTGCTTTTTGTGAAAATGCAGACAAAACTTTTAAAATTGGAAAATTTCCCATAACGTCATGAACAAATAGTCCCACGCCTTTATCACCTATGGGTAAACTTACTATCATAGGTCTCAGTCCATACACCCACACTACGTTGTTTTGTGTGGACGATCTATTGTATACGGACATCCGCGTGGACACAAGCGCTTCGCTTGTGAGTTTGATATTCTTTGATAGTCATATGAGCAAGGACGATATGCTCATACTGTTTATAGAGTTCAAGAATAAATAAAAAATTCTCTTTGTCTGTAAGACCGTGTACATTAGTACAATCAAATGGATCCATTTTTCAATAAAATTGAAACAAAGGACTAGCATAACTAGTAGGATCACTTCCTTTGTCGCTTCTAATAGTTTGTTACCTATATATCTTGATCTCATAAGATCAATGGTTATTACTATGCCTCGCGAGAGTACAAGGTAAATCATTCTTAAAAATAGGGTAAACCAACATAACATTATCCATATAATACGCACATTCAAGAAAGGATCCCCCGGCGGTGTACCGTTATTGTGTTCTTTAGCTACCGACATAATATTTTCATATTCTGGTACCTCATTAAATAAACACAATCCACTTTGGGGAGCAAAACACTCTTCGTAAGAAAAACATTTACTCGAACTTTTCATATATCGCATTACTAGATCATCATACGTAGGGAAAGTATCATGATTAACATAATCTTCCCATCCAAGTTTTTTAATTAAACCTAATAACATAGGTCTCTTTTCTTCAAAAACTTGTTTACCATAGAAAAAATATTCCTGTAAAGCGGTACATATAACCGATACACCTTGATATTCTTCAGTTACTGATTTGGATTTAACCCAAACCATCAACATTTTCTCTATGGAATCGTGATCTAAAGGACCTAATTTACATTTCATATCTTTATCATATCGCCATGTACGCTTTAAAAACGATGCATCATCAATATGTATGAAAGGTACACTCTCTGCTTCTTTATCTGCCATAGTATACACAATACCTATATCTGCAAATGTTTTAGCAATAGACGTATGGTTGAACCAATTGCACTCTTTGTGTACTGACATAATATTATCATCACCGTATGTCATTAAAGCCACTCTATCTCCAAAAGATAAGACTTCACCATCAGGATTTTGCAAATAGTAATTGTATCTCATTCTCAATGAGTTAACAATACTGTTCAATATAACTGTTAACGGGTTACCTGATGGATTCGAACCGAATAATTGAATCAAATCCCCATTGAAATCAACTACAGCAAAAGCTGTGTCTTCGGCTATCCCTTGTATAACTTTGATATCATCTTCTGTGTAATTCCCTGACAATTTACAAAAATGTATTATAACATCGAAAGCTGCTAATATTTCTTTGGGGCTCATTTTCTTATCATAAGCTTTATAATCCCCAGCCACTATCCTATCAACACCATGTTGAA